CAGTTCAAGATATGTGTGGTGAAGATGTATCCTTCTGTTTGGATGCTATCGAAGCTGGTATCGAGATCTGGTGTGATCCTCGTATCCGTGTTGGACATGAGAAGATGAGGGTCATCTGATAAACTGTCACAGAGGGTTCTAGGATCCTCTCTAACCCCTTTATAATATACAAGTAGATACATTACACTATGGCAAAGTTCAAACGTTCACTGACGGGTGGAACCTTCATTGAGTCCAAGCCCAAGAAGACACGACAAGGTTCAGGACAACATTCCAAGTACGCAGCCAGTTCCAGTAACAATAAACCCAAACGTTATCGCGGACAAGGACGTTGATATTAGAGACCCTAGATAATAGGGTCTTTTTTATTGCATATGGCTTCTTTGATTTGTAATCTACCTAGTGAAGAAATCTGGGTAAGAAAGGAATATCTAACAGACCATCAATCTGGTCACGGAGAGTTCGTCAAGGGAGTATGGGTATCTTGTAAGAGTATTCCAGGACGTGCATTCTACTTTGAAACATATCTCCCAGAGTATGCAGCAATGTACGATAAACTTCCTATCAGTGCCTTTGTATCCAAACCAGAGACACCAGAACCAGATATGAACCTACCTAACCTACAGTTCTGGAACTGTATGGATTATGGTGTTGTAAGTATTGCAAAACAGTTCATTGGATCTATGGACTTTGAACTATATACAAGAGATCATGGTATCATGAAAGGTACTTACATCTGTACCATTGATAACTATCATGCAGATCCAGATGTGATTGATTATGCAACATCTGAGAACCCTGCAGAACATAAGTCTCATAACCTGATTGAACTGGAGAATGGGCAGTATGCCTTGTATCCAAACAATCGTATGAGAATCTTTGATAATAGTCTTACACCTGTCGAACCAAAACAACCTGACTTCAAAGTATCTACTATTGAATACTCTGTAGAGAATGGTTTTGATCGACTAGGTATGGGACGTGAAGACGAATACTTTTGGAAAACAGCTAAGGAGAGAGAAAATGAGTGACCAGGAATTCCTAAGAGAGATTGCAAATGATACCAAGAACCCTCGACAACTGAAGAAGGTGAATACTGATGGACTCTTTGAAACAACTGATTGTTCTGACCCTGATCATATCTGTACTTGTGGTTCTGAACAGGTAACACTAACTGAGGATTAGTGTTCTAAATAAGGTAGATTTGTTGTATCAAATACGTGCCTGCTGAAAGAGTTAGCAAAGGGTTTAAAGACATCAGTGCAATCTTTGAAGTTAATCCGTTAAACGATGACTTGATTGTATTGAAAAACGCTAATGCCATTGCTCGTTCTATTCGTAACTTAATCTTCACTAACCGTGGAGACAAACCCTTTAATCCATTTCTTGGTAGTAGGGTGAGTGAAATGTTGTTTGATCCTATGGATCAAATTAGTTCAGTATCAGTCAGGTCGGAAATTGAAAGAACTATTAATAGTTTTGAACCAAGAGTCAAACTTGAAAAAGTAACAGTTACTCCTGATTATGATGGCAATCAATATGATGTAGTACTCAAATACCAAATCATTGGTATTGATGTTGATACACAACAACTCTCATTCGCCTTAGAGCTAACCAGGTAAAATGCCTTTAGTAAATTTTAGTAATCTAGATTTCGATCAGATCAAGGCATCCATTCAAGATTATCTTCGTGCTAATTCAAACTTCACGGATTATGACTTTGAAGGATCGAACTTATCTACGATAATCGATACTCTAGCATACAACACTTATATCACTTCATATAACACCAACATGGTGACAAATGAGGTGTTCATTGATAGTGCAACATTGAGAGAGAATGTTGTATCACTATCTCGAAACGTAGGATATCTCCCAAGGTCAAGGAAAGCATCCGTAGCTAATATTTCTTTCTTAGTAGATGTATCTAATACTACAGCAACATCTGTTACTCTAAAAGCAGGTATCGTAGGACTTTCTAATGGTGTATCTAAAAAGAATCTTACATTCTCAATTTCAAATGATGTAACAGTTCCAGTTGATTCTGATGGTGTTGCAAACTTTACCAACATTGATGTATTTCAGGGTACATATTTAAAACAAACTTACACGGTATCTTCACGTAATCAAACACAGAAGTTTATTCTACCTAACTCTGGTGTTGATACTTCACTACTTCGTGTAAGTGTAAGAGAATCAGAATCTTCTACTGTTACTAGAGTATTCAAACAGTTTGATAGTTTGTTTGATGTTGGACCACAATCACCTGTTTACTTCCTTCAAGAGATTGACTCTGAAAGATATGAAGTGATGTTTGGTGATGGAACCTTTGGTGTGTCACTACAAGAACCAAACTACATTGAGATTAACTATATTCAGTGTGATGGTGAATCAGGTAATGGGATATCGAGACTAAGATACGCAGGAACACTTAGAGATAATAACAATAACGCAATCACATCTGGTGTATCACTCATCACTGTGAATGAACCATCTTATGGTGGTAGTAGTATTGAGAGTGTAGAATCGATCAAGAAGTATTCAACACAGATCTATTCTTCACAGAATCGTGCAGTTACCGCTGGTGACTTTGAGGCAATCGTTCCTACTATCTACCCTGAGACTGAATCTATCTCAGCCTTCGGTGGTGAAGAACTTTCACCTCCACAGTATGGAAAAGTATTCGTAAGTATCAAACCAACTAACGGTGTATTCCTTTCAAGTACTATCAAAGAAAATATCAAAAGAGAGATTAATAAGTATTCTGTAGCGGGTATTGTTACTGAGATTATTGATCTTAAGTACCTGTATGTTGAAACAAACTCTAATGTTTATTACAACTCAAACCAGGCACCTAATGCAAGTTTCGTTTCGAGTTTGGTAACCCAGAACTCTGAATTATACGCTAATTCTACTGAGTTAAATAAGTTTGGGGCAAGGTTCAAATATAGTCAATTCCAAAGAATTGTTGATGAAAGTCATGAGTCTATTACTTCTAATATCACAACTGTAGATATCAGAAGAGACTTACAGGCTACAATGAATACCTTCACTGAATATGAAATTTGTTTTGGTAATCGTTTCCAGATTCTGAATCATGGACACGGTACTCACCAAGGACAGATTGGATATAATATTCGTTCTTCAGGATTTAAGATTAGTGGTATTTCAGATACTGTTTATCTTGGTGATAGTCCTTCTGGTGATTTGAAGACAGGAACAATATTCCTATTCAAACTCAACTCTCCAACTGAACCAGTGATCCTGAGAAGATCAATTGGAACTATTGATTACTTAAAGGGTGAGATTAAATTAAACCCAATCAGTATTATTTCTACTGATGTATTCCGTGGAACTAACTTGATTGAAATTTCAGCAACACCTTATTCAAATGATGTTATTGGATTACAAGATTTGTATCTCCAATTAGACCCCTTTAATATGAAGGTAAATATGGTAACAGATAGAATTGCATCAGGAAGTGATGTCTCTGGAACAAACTATCTGGTTAGTTCAAGTTACGCAAATAACTTGGTAAGAAGAACACCAATTATCGCTTCTTCTACATCTACATCCTCATCTACTGACTCTGGAACAACATCTATTTCTTCTAGAGTATCTGTATCACCAACTTCTACATCATCAAATACAAGTTCAACTTCATCATATTCCTACTAATATCAGAAAATGGCAGTAGATAGAGTTCAGTTTCAGGATATTGTTGAGAGTCAATTTCCTAGATATGTTTTGGAAGACTTTCCTCTTCTTCCAGAATTCATAAAGCAATATTATAAGTCACAAGAGTATCAAGGTGGTACTTTTGATTTGGTTCAAAATATTGACAAGTATATTAAGGTTGATGAGTTATTCTCCCTTAAGACTTCTACCCAACTGAATGGTGATTTAGATTTTACTGCCACAACGATCCCCACATCATCTCTCACAAACTTTACAGAAGGGTTTCCAGAAACCAATGGTCTGATTAAGATTGACCAGGAAATCATTCATTATGAATCGATTAGTAATAATTCCTTTATCAACTGTACCAGAGGGTTCAGTGGTATCACAACGTATGTCTCTGGTAACCAACCAGATCAACTGACATTCAATCAAACAGAAGCTGCAGAACATACAGACAAGTCAGTTATCCAAAACCTGAATGTTATTTTCCTTCAGGAGTTCTTTGGTAAGTTAAAGAATCAGATTGCACCTGGTTTCAATGATAGACAGTTCTTCTCTGACTTGGATCAGAGAAACTTTCTATACAATGTAGATAGTTTCTATAAATCAAAAGGAACAGATCAATCATTTAAGATTCTCTTCAGAGCTCTGTATGGTGAAGAAGTAGAGATCATCAAACCAAGTGAGTTTCTCTTCAGACCTTCTGATGCGGATTACAAAGTAGAGAAAGACTTTGTTGTAGAACAAGTTGCAGGTGATCCACTAGAACTCAAGAACCTTACTCTCTTCCAGGACTCTACGAACTCTAGAGGTTCTGTATCTGATGTTAAGCCAATCAACTACGGTGACAAACAGTATTATCAGATTAGTATTGACTCTGGATATGCTAGAGATATCAGTGTTACTGGTTCTATCTTTGGTGAGTTCAAAGTTAATCCCAAAACAAAACTTCTGAACAACGTAAGTGTTGGTTCAACTATCCTAGATGTTGATTCAACTATTGGTTTTCCAGATACTGGTAGTTTGATCCTCAAGGATAATGTGGGGGATATAGTTGCTGTTGCATATACTGGAAAGAGTATCAATCAGTTCTTCAATGTAAGTGGAGTTGATGATACTTTCTCTGCAAAAGAAGATATTCGTTTAGATGATTATTCATATGCATATGTTGGATTTGATACTAGTAATCAGATTCAAGTTCGTATTACTTCTACTCTTAAAGAGTTTAAACTGAATCAAGATTCATACTTCTATAATGAAGATGATACTATCAATATTCAAACTCTTGGTATTGAAAGAGGTGATGAAAGATCTCAGAATTGGTATTCCAATGTTAAAACAGAATGGGATATTTCGAACATCGAACTAGTTGATGAACTGGAAAAATCATATTCCATCACTCTATTTGATTCTCATTTCCTGAGACCAGGTTATCAGATTACACTGACAAGTAATAGTGGATTGCAACTTCCAGGTACTGTAATCAGATCTTCATCTGAGAACTCAGTACTGGCAAAACTTGCTGCAAATATTGGAAGTATTTCATATGTTAAACTAGAGAACCAACTCCTCAAAGGAAACTCTGGTAAGTATCCTACTCTGAACAACTTTGTTGCTAATGTTCAGAATGTATATCAGAAGTTTAATGGTGATGTAGTAGTTGCATCAAACTCACTTCCCAACTATTCTAACATTTTTACTGATCCTTATGACA